TACTAATGATCTTTACCATTTTAGACAATATAATCCTGAACTTACTATTAAGTTTCTAGAAGAGATCTCTTTAACAAGAAAAGGTTATACAACGCCTGAAACAGAAGTTAAAGATATTAATAATGTTCAAGAAGGTATTCAATCCCATATACATAACATTTGTTCAGATCTTATTAAAGGTATGGCTGTTGATTATGAAAAGATGGTAGGAACTGAAACTATGGATGTTCTAGCTTCTTCTGCTAAATACATTGCAGAGACTTTAACATCTTATAAGGATCTTATTAGAATATTATTTGTAACAGATACAGCACCTGTTAATATTGCTTATATCAAAGAGCTAATGAGAAGATGTATTGTTCTTTCAGATACGGATAGTACATGTGCTACTTATGACGAATGGGTAGATTGGTATTATACACAATCTCATGTTGTTAGTAACCCAATAGCAATAGCATCTTCTGTTATGACTATAGCAACTCAGGTTATGGACCATTACATTAAGATACTCTCTGGTAGTATGAATATTGATATTAATCGTTTTGAATCCCTTAAGATGAAAAATGAGTTTATGTGGAATAGTTTCGTAACTATGAATGCTAGTAAACACTATTTTGCAGATGTTGCTGTTAAAGAAGGTAACGTCTTTGAAAAACCAAAGTTAGAACTTAAAGGTGTACATCTTATAGCATCTAACGTATCTCAGCATTATAGAGATATTGGTCATGGTATGATTAACGATATACGAGCTACTTTAAGAGAAGGTAAGAAACTTGATATATTTGGTTATGTTAAGTTAGTAGCAGATACTGAACGTGAGATTATCTCTAGAGTTAAAGCAGCTGATACTTCAGTTCTCTCTATAGATAAGATTAAAGATCAAAAAGCTTATAAAGATGCAGATCATCCAGAGTTAACACCATTCTTCCATCATTTACTATGGACAGAAGTATTCGCTCCTAAGTATGGTCCAGCTCCAGATCCTACCTATATGATTCTTAAAGTTCCAACTACTTTAGATACTCCAGCTAGGATGAAAGAGTATGTTGATAACTTAGAAGATCAAGAACTTGCAGATCGTTTACGTATAACTATGACTAAATACAATAAGAAGAACATTGGTACATTTAGACCACCATTACTTCTTATAGAGGGTAAAGGTTTACCAGATGAAATCTTTAATTGTGTTGATTATAAACGTATAGTAAAAGATAACTGTGGTATGATGTATGCTGTATTAGAAGCTATAGGATTCTATAAACACTCTGATATGTTAATTTCAGAGTTAGGACCTTATTAAGTATAAAGGAAAGATATGGAAGCTTTAAATAGTAATTTTAGATATGTAGGTGTGGGACAAGCTGTTAAGGATAAACCAGAAGATAGTTATGAACTTGAGGTAACTATGGTCGAGGCTATGCCTTCTTTAGAGGGTGACTATAACGAAAAAGAGAAGGTCAATTTAGAGTATCAAGATATTAAAGGTAACACTACTAATCTTAATGTAGATAAAAGTAAATCAGTTACTGCTAAATGGATTGGTCTCTATAACTCTAATCGTTTAACCGCACCAGATGTTGTTATAGGCGAAATGGTTCACCTTTTTCAACAAGGTGGTAATGATGAATATTTCTGGGCATCTACTGGTACTAACATGCGTAAGAAAGAGAAAGTTATCTATTACTTCTCTAATAAGAACCAATCTGATGTTAATGCAGCTAAAGGTGAGGAAGGTTATTATCTTATGGTAGATACTAAGAATAAAGAGCTAGTTCTTCATACTGCTAATACAGATGGAGAAGCCTCTGCTTATGATATAGTTATCAATACAGAAGAAGGTAAAGTAACGTTAGTAGATTTCCAAGGTAACTATTTTGAACTACTTTCTCCAGAAGGTAAACTCAATATTCGTATTAACCAAGATATTACAATATCCCATGATAACAATATGAATATATCAACTGGTAAGGATCATACTGAAACTATTGGCTCTAATAGAACTGTAAATATATCAGCAGAAGATAAAGAGTCTATAGGTGGTAATCAGTCTGGTCAGGTGTCTGGTAATAAAACAACCCAAGTAGGCGGTGCTTATAATCTATCAGCCGGAGGAACATCTAATTGTAAATCTGGCGGTACTATGACTATGTCAGCGCCTTTAATACAACTTAACTAATTTAGGAACTAAGCATGGAGTCTACAATAATAACAACAGGTTTATTACCTAATCAATCTGGTTTATACCATGCTAAGAACCCTTGGGAAACTCATATCTATAAACATACTGTAGAGACAGCGGAGACTAAGCTTTTTAAAGAGCATATACTTTGGTGGTTAACAGGTGATGTTCCTTTAGATCTTACTATAGATAATAATGGAGTTATCTCTGGTACTGTTTTAATACTGAATAACCAACCGTCTTGCCAAAATAATTTAGCACCTAGAGAAAAGATTAAACTAGATGGTTCTAATTGGCAGTCTATAGGTCGCTATAGAGATGCTACTAAAACTTTTAATTTTACCATACATAGGAAATACTATACTTGGGAAGTAGTTAAGATAGAAGGCAAAGATGGCGCTACACCGCCATTAACTTTAGATGCTTTAAAACTTAATTATAAAGTTGAAACATTCGATCTTTATAAGACTATGCTAGAAACATTAACTACAGCTGAATGTACATTAACATTTAAAGAAGAAGAGGTTAGCGAAGATGTTTCTATTATGGCTATACGTAATAATGATATAGATACTAGAGTCTTTTTAGAAGAGTATATTAAATCAGATACTAGTTACGTACAAGGTATACCAGTTAAACACTCTATCCATAGACATAATAAGAAATATACAATAGAAAACTTTATAGATTTTCAGAGGGAGTATTAAAGATGCCGCCAGCAGTAAGAGGATCAGGAGCTGATGTAGCTTCAGGGCATGGAAGTTTTCCGCCTACAAATACAGATGGTTGTAGTGGCAATGTTACTATTAACAGTATAGGTGCTCATAGACTAGGAGATAGTATTATACCTCATGGTTCACCTTCTCCTTCTCCGGTGCATAGTAGAGCCGCTGGAGGATGTAGTCCTAATGTGACTGTTAATGGTTTAGGTTTAGTAAGATTAGGAGATGCTGTCAAATGCGGTGGTGTCTTAATAACAGGAAGTGGGAACGTAATATGCAATTAGAAAAACATACAGAGCGATTAGTAGATATAGCACAAGCATTAGACCCTATGGTTTTAACTAAGTTATCAATGTTAGCAAATGCCATAGAGTTTTGTAATACCGATCAAGAAGGTAACATACATATTAAATTTAAAAAGAGTGTCGTAATAGAAGCTGAAGATCATATCATTAACTATACTAAAGAAGGCATGATAATAGATAAAGCTAGTATGATACATCTTAACCCAGAGCCAGTGAATGCTCAAGGTGTACAATCATTAGCAATATTAGAAAAACAGATAGAACATAAGGGGTAACATCCTTATGTTCTATCTTATTTTTACGTATGGTATGTCAAAGTGAATTAATTACAGTTATATATTATAAATATAGAGAGACAGTAGGAATTATTCCTACTGTCTCTCTTAAGATTAGGGTAACTCATATGTTATCCGGAAAGGAGGAAACAATATGGCCACTAATGGTATACGTATACCTGGCCCAAAGGTCAGGTTACTTACCGACGAAGTTGAGAACAGAATCGCAAGTCTCAGATCAACTTTATCTGGTAATGATTTGTACGCATTCGATACATATGTAAAAAATGTTGTACATCATGCATTAGCATATGCTAAAGAAAAAGTATCTGGTCGTTACGATATTAATCGTATGGTACCAGGATATCAATCTTTAGCTGCTCAGGACTATGGTAAGAGATTACGTAATGTAATTACTCCTATCGTAGCGTCTAAGTTGCCCTTAACGGGCTAATAAAAAGATCTAGAAAGAACAAATGTTCTTTCTAGATCTCTATTAACTTTTTATTTTTATCCAAAGTACATCTTAAGTACATCATCTTCTATTTTCTTTAGAAGAGTTGTTGTAGTTCCTATTAGGTTAGGACTATTAACAATACGTGCTGATATACTTAAAGCACTAAATACTGCATCTATTTTATCTCCAGATTCAGTAGTTAGATTGTAATCAAATACCTCACCAACTGTACATTTAAGTTGGTTACCTATGATACATTTATCGCCAGTACCCATAGCTTCTTTAACATCTATATAGACTTTAAGTTCTATACTATTAGGTTCTAGTAGTTTACCTTGGATGCTATAACTTGGTTCAACTCTACCAGAATATCCAGTCGCTTTCATTAGGACTTTATCAGAGTACTCTATTAACTTTCTTATAGAGTCACTAGCTGTTTCAGGATCAAAGTTATAGAAGACTATAATCTTATTTACAGTTCCTTTAACTTTAGCCTTAGGAGAAGTTACTGCTAATTCACTTAGAATACCCAATGCTTTTTCATCCAGTGTTTCGTCTATAGGCATATCACTATTAACTACAGTATATAATGTAGTATTAGGATCTACTTTACTTCCTATTTCAACTAGATTAAGAATGTTGTCAGTTTTCTCTATAACATGTGATTTAACTTTTGTTAATGTAGTACCTAAAACAGTGTGTAATTCGTTACTAATTGCTATAGAGTCATTCCATGTTTGTGGATCTTCAGATAGCATAACATTAACCATAGTTCCTTGTTTATAAAGAACTCTTCTTGGGTTAAATACACAAGGTTCGAAGAACAATTTATCATAGACTAAAGAATCATCTTTAATAAAGAGATCACCTTCTTTAAAGTTAGGAACCATTTCATGTGTATAACAAGAACCAGCCTCTTCTTTAGAAGTCCATGAATAGAGTCTATAGACTTTCTTACCTCTAGTTTTATATTCAACTGTTAATTCAGATTTAGTAACTTTGATTACTGTGCCTTCTTCTTCGGCTGTAATAACAAATTTAGGTCCTGCTTTAATAGGTATGATAGTTTCATAACCTGTTAAGATTCTAGGAGCTGTCATATTATCAATAGCTATAATGTGCGAGCTCATAATGGCATTGAAGTTGCTTAACACTTATACTTTCGTATAAGACCCGACTATATCTTATCCTATATTTCTATAGGATCCTTCCATTTCCCTCTCGGTACGCTATAGTATTCTGACTATAGTCTTACTAGTCTGTGAACGTTACCTTATATAAGGTCTTCGCTGCTGATTGGCATTTTAAAGCGTCCCAGCAATTAGAAAGGTTTATAGAGACCCAACTTTCTCAAGCCTCTTCGCATCATCTGTTAAACCAAATGGTGCCAGCATTCCAGGAGTACTTAGCATATTCTCCCATTTTAACTCTGCTTCTTTATTATTACCTACTAACCCGTTGATAGATACTAAATTAGGATTAGCTGTCATGTGAGCAGTAACACCTACTGAGCCACTATCTTTAGTAGATTCTGATATAATACCTATTTCAGTTTCGTTAAGCTCTCTTGTTCTCTTAACCATACCATCTTTATTTCTACCACCATCTCCTAAATATGTTGTATCCTCTTTCTGTTTGATCATAGCTATTGGGTTCAAATCGTCTAATGTTATTTTACTGTTATCGCCCATTATCTTTTGCATAATAGCATAACGATCTAAGACTATTCTACTCTTACTGAAAGCATTAGCGTTTTCATAATCTTTATAAGCATATACTAATGTCTTATAGATTATACCAGCTACCCTCTCATAACCTTTAAGAACCATGTCGTTAATGTTATTAGGATGTCTATAGTTATTATCTATAACCATCTCGCAAGCTCTTATTATTAACGCTGGGAAGTTATTAGGTTCTTTTATCTGTTTAAGAAGATTTGCTGTCATAGGGTCTATGTACATAGTCTCTAAGATATTGATTTCATTTACATATTTAACAGAGCTACTTAAGTTACTATACGTGCTAAAGTATTTATGCCAAATGACGTTATAACTACTTCGTTTATTAAAGCTATCCATAGGGAAATCTTTAAGCAGTTTATTCATACTTAGTAAACCAGCTACTATAAGATCTGATAATCCATTATCTTTATTTACTATTAATGTTTTATCTTTAAACTTAATAGCATATTGGTTTTCACTTACTCTTCCTCGACCAGATTCTAAACTATATTTAGTACCTAATAGCTTAAGAAGATTATCTAAACCTAAGTAATAACTTAATATTAATACAGCAGGTATAGCTTCTTTAAGTATTCCAACTCTTACAAACTCTATAGGAATATCAGAAGTATCGATATTTACAACACTATAAAAATCTCCTATCAATTCTGCTTTATTACCTTTAAGTTCGTAGATGTTATTAGCAAAGTCCATCATTAAGAAGTTCTTACCTACAGTACCAACTATTACAGCATTATTAGTTTTCTCTAATGCTTCTATATCTGGCATAGTATAATCTGGTAGTAATCTATCTCTCTCATGGTGGTTAAAATTGAATTTATAGTTACCATAATCGAAACTCTTAACGAATGATGCTATCTGTGCATATAGTACAGGAATATCAACGTCTGGGATATCAACTCCTAATGCTATAACAGAGTTACATTTAGGATCGTATTTCTTATTCTTATCAGACTCTTTATTCCTTAAGTATTTATATATCCATCTACCGATATTACTATCGTTCGCTTCAAATGCTTTACCTATAAACATCTTACCATAATAAGAAGTTAATAAAGCTGTTGTAGCATCTATTTTTCTTATAGGCAATTCTGCTCTTAATTTCCTTAAAGAGTAATCAACACCATTAACTGTAAATACTCCATATTCGTCTATATAAGGAATATCAAATCTTAACGTTGTTTTCTTACCAGATAGTGACATAATCTCTACGATATGCTCTTCTACGCCACCTGTAATATCAAAATTCTCTTTAACTTCATAATTTAATATAATGTTATTCAAATTTTGTAAAGAATAAACAACCCTTATAATATCTTTTCTATATTGTTCTTTAAGATATTGTCTTTCAGCAGTAGCTGCTATATTTTTATTAATGGTTTCGTCGAAGATCATAACGTTAGGTGCTATAGTAGCGTCAATGTCGTTTATTTCAAAATTATCGAAACTGCTATCTAAAGCCGTTTCTATATTACCACCATCTTTACCTAATAAGAAAGGATTAGACAATTGATTTTGTTTATTAAACGCTTCTAAGTAACTATCGTACATAGCTTTTGAAATAGCTTTAGTTTCTAATAGATAATCTAACTCTGCTATAGTCTTAAGTCTAAGATCGTCTCTATAGTTATATTTCTTTAGTTCTTCTATAGAAGCGAACGTCTTATTAGTTCTACTCTCTATATCAGCATCCATAGCATCTAGTTTAGCAAAGTCAACATCTGTTGTTTCTGGTATAAAAGTATCCATATCTAAAGCTATAATATCATCATTTGTCTCTTGGATATAAGCATCAAGAACATCTTTCATAGAGAGTTTATTTTCTTTCTCTACTTTCTTAGCCATAGACATTGCTTTCTTAATAGCAATTTCATCTACTTTTTCACCATCTATTTTATTAAAATCTATTGGTTTACCAGTTATTAGTTTAAATAACATAATATAGATTAAATATCTTATAACCGAAGAGTTATATTTAGATTTTACATAACTAGCAGTTTCTAAGTTTACACTACTAGCTCCTAATAACATTAGAAATTCATCTACAGTACTCTCTGTATTTACAACATATTGAGAACTACTATATTCTTCTACTAATGCAAATAGGTATTCTAAATTTATAACTACCATTCTGTTTTCTATAGAGAGAAGTAAAGTAGTTTTATTTAATTTAGTATTTGCTATCCTATTAAAGATACTATTATTTTTAGTAGCTGGTGTTAACCACTTCCAAAGTTCTATTAAGTTAAAATATTTAGGATCTAATCTATTAGCATTACCAGGTGTTAGTTTACTAGCAAAGCTATCTAACTCTCCCATACTTAATAATCTATTTGGTAATTCACAAAGTATAAATCTATTATAGTCGTTCATAGACTTAAGATCGTCTAACATCCTATTTGCTACGTTATTATACTTAATAAGATTAAGATTTGGATCTCCAGCATAACTATAAATATAGTTAAGTAATCCATAGTTATAGATAATGAAATCTCCTTTGTTCTCTATAACATTAGGAGGAAGAAACTTATATTTCTTTTCTTCTCTGTTCATTATCTTAAACGCTTCTTTAACATCGTTACTCTCTTTTACAGTGCCTTCAACTTTAGTACCAAACTTAACAGGAGTAACTACATTTACTTTATTAGTCTTATTAAGATAAGGAACTACTCTAGAAGGTACCTCTATACCATCAGAAGGTTTAAACCAATAGAGTATACTCTTATCTGGGAATATAAAACTATCTGATTTTATTATTAAAGGCTCTAAGAAGTGGATAAGTTTTGTTATACCAACTTTCTTATATAAGCTATCAAAATTAGCCATATATGCTCCTTTACTTTTAAGGTCAAATTTTGCTCAGCCATAAGGTTTTCCGGGGATCTTTAGTGATTTACGGCTATTCAGAAAGGGTAACCATGGGATTTTTCGAAGGATTATTCGTTACCGATGTCCGGTACGACAATATTAAAGAAGAGTATACAATTGTAGGTATGACTGGCTTTAAGAATTTATTATCCAGATACGGCGAAAAGAACATTAATAACATTTTTACATCATTAGGAAGAACAGAAATGGTTTTCCCTTCTATCTTCATATACGAAGTTATAGAGATGTTTAAATACGCTGTTAAACGACCTACATATGGAATAAATGTTAAAGCGATAAATAAGATCATTGGGATATTAGAAACAAGAGCAGAAGAGAATAGAAAACACGATATCGATAATAAACTAGATTTCGATATGATTAAAGCTAAAATGTTTCATACTCCTTTTGAATATCAACAAGAGCTTTTTAACCACTATGAAGATTATAAATATAGAACAGGTTATAGAGGCTTAACAATAGGTGCAGCCGCAGGAACTGGCAAAACTAATATTTCATTAACATTCGCAGAAATGTTACATTCTGAAAAAGTTCTTATCATATGCCCATTACCAACTTTAGAAAAAGTTTGGTTAAAATCTATTCAGATACCAGGTAAAGATAACCTTTTTAAAGACCCTAGTCAGAATAAAGTCTGGTCTATTAAGTCTTCTTCTATTTATAATAATGAAAAGTTTATTATAGTGCATTATGAAGGTTTAGAGCAACTTTATGGAATCTTATCTAAGATAGCAGGACCTAAACTAACTATCATAGTAGACGAATCTCATAACTTCGCAGATACTAAGTCTAAACGTACTATATTATTACAAGATATTATAGATCGTTCTTTTACTAAGAACTTATTCTTACTATCTGGTACACCTATTAAGAGTTATAGTACAGAGATTATTAATATGGCTAAGTTTATAGATGGTAGACTTAAAGGGAAACTCTATGATAGATTATATTCTGTCTATTCTAACCCTAATAAGTTTTTCAAATCTATATTACCAGGTCGTTATAACGAAATGACTTATGTTGTAGAGAAGAAAGAAACCAACTTAGAACCAGTTATTAAAACTTATATCCCTATAACACTTAAGAATGGTAACGAATATACTTTACCTGTTATTAGAGAGAAGATGAGAGAGTTTATAACACGAAGGTTAGAAGAGATAGAGAAATCTATGCCAGATACTATTAAGCTTTATGAGACTTGTCTTACTATAGCGGCTCAGAATGGTTTTGATAAGAAGTCTAAATATTCTATAAATCAATATAGAAACCTTGTAATTACTATTCAAGAAGCTTATAGGAAAAGACAACTAGGGTTTATATCTAAAGAGATGGCATTAGCTAATATGATAGAAAGAGAAATCAAATCTTTCTTACCTCCTGAACTAGGTAAACAATGGGATGATATTAAAACTATTATTAAATACCCTATGCTTAAGATACAAGGTGAATGTCTTGGTAAGATAGTTATGGGTGCTAGAATAAAATGTCATGTTGATATTGCTCTTAACTTAGATTATGAAGCTCTTACTAATAGTACTATAAAAGATACTATCATCTTTAGTAACTATATTCAGGTTTGTGAAGCAGCTCGTTCTGTACTAACTAACCTTAAATATAATATGGCTTTAGTATATGGAGAGTATGCTAAAAATCTTAATAAAGAAGTTAAGAGGTTTACAGAAGATAAAAATGTTAACCCATTAGTAACAACCTATAAATCACTTTCAACAGGTGTTCCATTAACGAATGCAAATGTTATTGTAGCTTTAGATCTTCCTTTTAGGATGTACATTTTCGAACAAGCTATAAGTAGAGCATGGAGAGTGGGACAGGATAGCCAAGTAGTCGTTTATATTCCATCTTTAGATACTGGAAATACTCCAAATATTAACCAAAGAAATTTAGACATTATTAGTTTCTTCAATGCTGAAGTAGAAGCTCTAACAGGTTATAAATCTGCTATAGATGTTAAAGAAACTGAAGCTATGAACTTAGAGTCTATAAATCAGTTAGTTAATTTTGATATGTACTTGAAAGACTATGATACATTAGGATATAAACATAAAGTACTAAATTGGTAAGGAGGCATGAAGATGCCATATGATGATGATCCTACTGCTGGATATCAGCCTGGTGATGTACCATCTGGGCCTACAGAACATATAAAAGTAGATATACCTGTAACACCACCTAATCAGAATTATAATTACCAGCAGAGTAATACTAAACAATATACAACACAGAGTTATAGTAACGAAGACTATGGTGATGAAAATGTAATGGGAGAATTTATATTCTCTGTTGTTATCATCGCGGTAGCTTTTATCGTTCCCTATATCTTCTACTATTTGAAAAAATTATTAAAAAGACTTAACTTTCTATCACCGAGAGTTTTGAATATGTTAAATAAATTAGAGCCGGTTTTTATAAGACTGTCTATTAAACTTTCTCGTAAGACTATTAATACAGGGTTAAAAACTAAATTACCTACGAGAGCTAACGAAGCAACCGGTATAGTTCGTGATACATTATCAGACTCTCTTAGAGAAAAACTAAATGTTACTCCTAATGGAGAACCTGATGAAACACCACCTACTGTAGAAGGTGAAGAATATGTAAATACTGATGAGGCGATGGAGTTACCGAAAGGTGACCCAGAAGCGGTTAAATGTTTCGATCCACATGCTATAATAAGAAAAAATCTTAAGGGGTAGTAATGAATGCTTTACAATACACTTTTAATAATGTAATAAGAATGAATATACCAGTAGAAGTATTGGAGTTAGCATTTCCTCAAAGACGAGGTAGTACTCCAGTATCTTTAGAAGAGAGAATGATGATAGACTGTATACGACCTATCATTATGACAGATATGAATATCCTTGGTGGTGAAATGGCTTATGTAAACTTAAGTTTATGTAATGTAGTAGCTACAGCTGATTTTTCGTATAATGAACAAATAGGATCTTTTATTATAGAAGTTCCTAAGATAGTTACTAATAATAAAAGTATAGTTGCTGTTTATTCATTAGTTATGGGAGAATACCTTAATGGTCCTAATAATGGTTTAGATGCTTATAACCATTGTGTATCTCCTGTAGTTAGCGAAGGAGTTAGACTTATGTCTGTAGTAGATCGCACTAGTGTTGTTCAGACAGCTAGGTTAGAATTAGTAGGAGAAAATAAAGTTCTTATAGAAGCTTATCCTCCTTATGTTTACTATGGAACACTTAAAGTAAATCTAAGTAATAATGCTAACTTAGAAAATATACAACCTAGTTATTATCCACATACAGCAGAGTTAATAACATTAGGGCTAAAACGTTATATCTATAACAAGTTAAAAATACAATTAGATGTTGGTCATATTTATGCTGGCCATGAGATACCAGGTTTCAAAGAGATCGTAGATAGTTATGCAGATGCAGATGAACTATATAAAGAGAAGTTGAAAGTTTGGGGTAAGATAGGTGTTCTTAATGATAGTAGGAAGATGGCGCAGTACACTGCTACTATGATAGGAATGATGGGATAAACGATAGAGTAGATAACCATATGGTTATCTACTCTATCTATATTTTTATGGTTTAGGTTGTAAGTCTATCGCTCTGCTTAAGGCTTAGGTTTCTGATTAGCAGACATAAATCTTTGTAGTATCTTCTCTATTTCAGCAACTTTAACTTTCTGTATCTTATAAAGTTGTTCCATCTCTTCGTAGCGTACTCTCCAAGACTTATTATTAGATCTAGCTTGAGCGGACATCATCTTAGTATATTTATCATAATCTTCGTTAGACATTAAAACAGTTGGTCCACCTGGGTGTTCTGTAAGATCTGGTTTAACAGATATGGTATCGTTTACTAATGTTGCTATGTTCTTATACATAAGATCTAAGTTAATATTATCTGGTACTAAACCTAAAGATAAAGTAACTAAACGTTCAGTTGCTGTATAACCAATAACGGCAGGTGTCTCTTTTATTCTATCTGCTGGTACATAGAGATATTGTTCACCATCTATAGATAATGTTAAGATAGGAACATCATTATTAAGATCTTCTACGAAATCTTCTTTAGTCATACCTACTTTAAGATAAATAGAATTTAGAGGATCTAAACCATCATCGTGTAGAGCTTTAATCTTTCTAATCTCTATAACTTCATACTCTTTTTTGTTTATAGTAGCATCATCTGCATAAGGAGGATGGAATACGAAAATTCCTTTAGTGTTAACAGGTGGAATAGTATATGTCATATTATTTCCTTTTATTATATTAGTCATCGATCTAAAAATGAAGATTAAAATAGATCATTATTTTCAGTTTTCTAGATCTAGTTATATATGATAATAAAAAGCTCGTAATTTATTATCACATCCATTACATTATTATATACAAGCTATAGCTCGTTTCCGCTTGTATAAAAATACTTTCCGTATTTTACATTTCGTGGTATAGAGACTAAGTAGGTTTTTCCTACTTAGTCTCTATATAAATTTGCTGTCTACACGGTTGGTTCTTTGATTAAAAACCCCCTATATATAAGGAGATGAAGATGAACGATATAGTTCAGACTAATGAACAATTAATCAAGATTGCTAATCTTGCTGTTGAAACAGTTCTTTATGCAACAGAAAATGATGAAGGTAATATACTTAAGAAAATTGATCTCGATGTTTCTATTCCGTTACTAATAGATATTGCTGTAAATAGAATTAGAGATAACATTAAAGGATAATAATATGTATAGTGTTTATAGTAAATTAGTAAACAATGCTAGTATAGAACAACTAGCTAATGATCTCGTTAATAGCGGTAAAACTATAGATTTTGATACAGATCGTGGGTTATCAGTTCTTAACATTGCTCCAGCTGATGGTGCCGGTGAAGACTTTACAACAGTTATCTCTAAAGTTTCTCAAGCTCTATTATCAGAAGTTAACCTTTATAAGAATGATTTTAAAGGTCAATTAGTTTCTTTTATAGATACCGCTAAGTTACTTCTAAGTTCGGGAGAACCTTCAACTGCTAGTAAGTTTAATATTGTAGAATTAGATCTTCCAGATCTTCTTAAAGAAGCTAAAGATCTTAATCTATTCCAAGATCCTATTAACTATAACGAAATTCGTAATATAGATTATGAACTTCCTATGGTAGAACTTGATATAGTTACACATCCAGACGCAGCAGTTAATAGACATATTAAAACATTGTTTACAGCTAATGATCTTAAGAACCCAGTAGATTATATCAATATGGCTAATACTATATTAGATAAAGAAGAGTGTATTTTCTATGCTGAGACTATTCTTAAATCTTGGTTAATAGCAACATATCTTAAGAATGAAAGATTAGCTACTCTTTCGATTAACGCTAAACAACTAGATAATATCATCTGGAAATTAGAGACTTATTTATTCCACGCTATTGAAGCTTATGAACAATATGTTTCTATTAATAAACTATATTTAGGAACACTTAAAAATGATCCTTATTCAGTTTATGTTCTTAAACCAGTTTTCGATAGTTGTGATAATGAAATAGGGTTAGTAGATGCTATTTATGGTTATTCTATAAAAGATAAGAATACTAAAGCTCCTGGTGATACTACTAAAGATATTTTCTTAGCTAATAAACAAGAGCTTATTAAAATATGGGATACTTATGTAATAGGTACTCAAGTTGAGAATCCTATCCATAGAAGAAATAGACTAATTGATATCTATACAAGAAGCTTAGAAGAGGTTCTTCGTAATATGCCAGAAGAACTTTTATCTTATTGCTCTTATGGAGATAATATTCCTGTTCTTGCTGATAAAGTTCGTGACCGTTTAGTATCTATACGATTAGACGACGATCTTGAATGTATAGAGACTATAGGTATAGAATTAGTAGCTGGTATACTATTTGATACTACTAACTATTATAAGTTTATTAAACTATGTGAAAAATACCTAGCAGAGGATTCTGAGAAGACAGTAGATGATATTATTAGTTTCGTACTTACAGAACTAGTAGTTGATTTCTTTATGTCTAAAACTAAGATATTTAAAATACAATAATGAGGTAAATAAATATGGCAGATACTTTAGATGTAAGTACATGGAAAAGAAATCCTAAAGAGGTTGCTAAATCTCTAAAGATAGTAGGAGATCAAACCATAGCTACAGATGAGATTAGAATACTCTTTCCAGAGAGATTTACTTCTAAAGGACTTTGCTCTTTAGATA